GCTGGCAAAACCTGTAAAGGGATCCTGGGGAATTGCAGTTGGGTACACACCGGTATTGTGCCGTACCAGCTGACCATCACGCAACATGCTGGCCGGAGTGGTTTTGAGCACAGCCAGGGCTTGTTCTCTATCGGGAAAGTCAATGTCAATATCCGAACGAAATTTCATAATCCTGCTTTCTTCAAGATGTCCTTGACCCACTCAGTATCGGCCATATAGTCAGCAAATTTACGTTGCCAATGGTCTGGATCAATCCAGGGCAACACTATGTTGACTTGCTCGGCAGATAACGAATCAAGAAACGCAACGCCCGATTCACAGTTGTACACAATCCACGGACTAATACGACCGGTAGCAATATGGTGTACCACACGATTGCCATTGCCATACCTAAAATAATCGCTAAAACCGTTTTTAAGTTCGGGGTGATCATCTGCATAATTTTGCATTTCATTTAAAGCCCTTTCCAATGCGTCTTGTACTGCTTCGCGACGTAACCACTCGTGTAGATAAGTCACATAAAACTCATCCCGACACCACTGATCTATTTTTTTGTTATTTTTAAGTAGCCACTCTAAAAACTGTGATGGGTTGACACCACGTATGCCTACCATATGACGTCCCCACTTGACAAAAGCATTGTAGTACGGACTGGCCACAAAGTCCACATAGCTTTTCAACCGTGCCGAGCCCTGCGTTATTTCATAAAAACGCAAGTATGCCTTGAGTCCCAACTGTACACCAACTTCACGTTCCTGTTGCCAACGACGTTTGGGCTCGCACAGATGCACCGCAAGTGTGGACTCCTTGCGGAAATCTTTTTCACAGTAACGACACTTATAGGTCTGACTTGATTCGACGGTCATCCCATCCAAGTTCTCGTGCATATTGTTTAAGAGCATCTTTGTCATTCAGTTCAGATAACAGTTTAATTTCGTCCTCTTTTAATTCAGGTCTCAGTTCACGCAAAAACTTCACAGCCTTGTTGTTGCTTTCTCGTTTCTTTGGCGCAATCCATTGATGATACTGTGGACCCATGCCTGGACTCACTGTGGTTGACATCAACCACTGCAATTTTTTATGCTGAGCAGTATTGACATCGAAGAAATGCTTGTTGAGATTTTCATTGCAACTCATCACATAGTAGGCCTGCAAGTCTGCAGCACCTTGTACTGCACTTCCCCAACGTATCATCAAAAACGGGCTGAACTTTTTCTTTTCTTCGTCGGTGAGGCTGTCGTAGAAAGATCGATTCTTTCTATCAAACTGCGCCATTTCGTTACGGATATTTAACGGGTCACTCATACTGGATGCCATCCTGGTGGATTTTCACCTTTGGTTAATTCATACACAATTATAACACGATCTATGGCTTCTTGTAAAGCAGGATTGGTACGAGCAGCATGATGTATCTGTTCCCATAATTCAATCCGCAAGGCCTGTTCGTTTTTCTTGACTACGTCGTAGTCCCACCCAATGGGAAAACGATCACCCGGATGGGCGCCTGCTTCTCTGGCGTAGGTCACTCCGTCGGCACGTTCATACACATAAGTGGCACCTGGTTTAAGGCGTCCCATATTACCATACCTTACCGTAGTCGACCACTTCGCTTTGGCGACTGATATCCTTTATAAAGAAAGCACACATGGGTTTTTCGCCTTCGGTCAACGGAATGGCCAGCATCTGTCCGGGTTTTAGTTTGGGGAAATACCATTTGACGTCTTGATAAATGTCAACAATTTCCACAGGATGGAATTCGGGTTTGAAACTGGTTAGTGGATTGAATGTAAACACACTGAATCCGCGATCATTGATCGACGTCAATGGCACAACTTCCAAATCACCAAAGTCAGGTTCACCAATCAGGATTTGCCAATCCACTGGCATACGTATGGTATTGTTGCCAATACGCAGTACCAGGGCTGGACTGTTGAATGATTCTAAGAAGATCAAAGGAATATAAAAATAATCCGGTTCTTTAGGGTCGCTGTTGTCCAATACACAAAATCTGACTTCATCAATTTCTTCAGGTATTTGATCCATTGGATACGCTGTGTTATCTAATGTTAATATTCTCATTGGTTTTCTTTTAATATAAGTTCCGCTTCCGGCGTCACGATATATCTCCCGATATTTCGATCTGTAAATTCTTCTATCACATTTCTGTGCAAAGGAAGTTCATCAACTGCTACTGGTTGTTTGACTGCATACTGTACATTATAGTTGAATGTGCTGGCAAAGTAAACCTTTGGTTTACCAATCGAATCGGCTATCTGACTCACCAACATATGATGTATATGTCCATAGTCTCCGTCAGCATTGTGTGTCAATATCAACGCTGGGTCGTGTACTTCAACATTAACTCGCACATGCTCACTTACCAGGACTGGATCCCAAAAGTTAAAACTCTTTGTTTCTAAATCTTTATAGTTATCTACGTGACCCATAAATGCCGTAACAACGCCACGACGTTGCCAATAGGCTTGCATTTCTTTGGCTCTGTTGTCGGACTGGTTGTATGTCATATAAACAATAACCCATTCAAACTCCGGATGAGCCTCAATAAAGGGCCACGCAAATATCACACAGTCGTCAGGATGTGCTACTAAACAAACAGCTCGCATCAGTATTTTAAACGCCAGTCGGTGATGGCAGGGTCATACCATATTTCAAGATCAGCATCGGCATTGCGTGTGTGCGGCAACACAGTCTTGGCCGGATTACCCCACCAGGTATCACGCACATTCATGGTCACATCACCGTACATGTGTGCTGTCCAAAATACCACAGCCACATAGGTGTAAGGAAAATCAAATTCTGATTTGGGAATTGTAAAACGTATGGCCGACTGATCCACAGGGCCATTCAGGTCCACAGTGATCTTGGGTGATTCATACAGTTTGTTCAGTTTGAGATCTGTAAACTTTGGCAATACTGTAAACAGATTGTTGATGGTGTTGGCACGATATAGTGTTTGATCCAACGGATGCTGTTGCTGGAAGCCCTGGTTGATCAGTGCTTCAAACTTGGGATCAATTGAAATATCAGGTTGGAACTCAAACGCTTGTGATGTTGAAGTGACCAATGGAAAGATTGGATGATCCTCAAATATTTCCACATGTATGTCAAAACTGCCGGGCAAATATACTCCGCCGTGACGTAGTGCGTGTGCAGCAATTTCAATGGTAAATTCATTGAATATCTGACTACCAATGGTTTCGCTGATATAGAGATCAGCTTTGATATCAGTGTCGTAGAAGTTTGAATTTATCACAGTGATTTTGTCGCTCAGCCCAATCTGTTCAATGATCTTACGTGCAAACTGAGCACGGCCTGGATCCATTTCCACGCTGTAAACATGTTCGGCTCCGGCTTTGGCGGCCAGGATACTGAGGAAGCCGGTACCGGTACCAATGTCGCAAACAATCTTGCCCGGAGCGGCCTGTTCAATGGCAGCCTTGTAAGCAATGTTGCGACCAGTGTCGTTGATCATGGGCATAAAAATGCCGTTTTGTTTGAACCAGTCAAAGTCTGATTCAGAGTTGGTTCTTGTGTTGTCGGTCATAGTTTGATTCCAAATTGTTCTGTGATAATTTTGCTGTATACATCTGCCAAATACTCTTGACTGCGGGGATCGCCGTGGTAACCTGGGTCCTTGCCTGAAAACGGCCACTGGTTGACTGCGTATGCTGGTGTATGTTCATAGTTCAGTGTCATGTAACGGTCAGGAACCACTGCAGGTATTTGATCGCGCACAGTTTGACTGGTCCAGATATTACAGGCTACCAACAGGAACGGAATACCACTGTGGTACAGTTGCATGATACCATCACGTATGATCCACTGGTCCTGTTGCAGTTTCCAATTGCTGTCGTACATGTAGTTGATATATTCTTTGATGGCCGCTTGTGTTTTTTCATCTATCTTGGCACTACGATAAGGATGCTCATAGTTTTCTGCCAAGCTGAAAATAGTTTCACAGATCATTCGATACGGATTGGTCTTGTAGTTTACATTGTCGATGCCAGCTTTGGGATCATAGCCGTTTAGGTGTGTACGGTCCTGTAACCAACGTTGCAAGAACGGGTTCCATCCCTTTTCTGTGTTCTTGTTCCAATCATAAGGTGCGGCACGTGCTGGAATTTCCATACGGTCATGGAATGTGGGTGCAATGATTGCGAAGTCAGGTCGTTGACGCAGTACTTCATCTATTTGCACTCGTATACCACCGTTGCTACAGCCCTGGCGGGCCAAGATCTCTACGTCCCAGCCAAGACGTTTAGCAGTTTGGTGTCCATACCCTGTACCTTGTAATCCAGGTTCTAAACTGTCGGCACTGAAACTACAGCCGCATACTATTAATTTTTTACTCATGTGTTAATGTGTCTTTTCAAATTGAAATATAGGCACTCCGCCTTTGATTTGTACATCATAAGGATATGTGTCTGCACGTGCCACACCGTATCCAAGATTACGCATGGCTTCTACAATGGTTTCAACATGTAGCTGTACAACTATGTTGCAGGTTTTCCTGGGGGTCACTGTGTAACGCATACCTGCAACGTTGGGTTCTTCGCGCTGACATTCAATGCCCCAACCAGGACTGCTGCCTGGCATGTCCAACAATACTATTGCGGGATCGCAATGATTCACCAGCTCTTCCAAAAACAACAACGGTGCCGGACTATGATAAATCACTCCCAGTACCACTGCCACATCCATTGGTCCAAATTGAGCCAAATCAAAATGCATATCGCCGTGTATGGCCTGCACTCTGCTGTCTGCTTTGAATCGTTGTTCTACTTTTACTGCCGCTGCCAAATTTGCTTCCACTGCAACTACACTACAAGGATCATGCGCCAGTATTTGTTTGGTAAATTCACCATGGTAAGGACCTATTTCTATTACACGACGATCACGACAAATGTCAAAGTATGTGTCACCCACATACTGATACACATCACGTTCGATCATTGCCAGTCGGCCTTTTCGATACTGAATGGGTAATTGGCTTCTTTGTAAAACTGTTTGCGTTTGGTCAAATGGCGTTTGGCAAACTTACAGGTACTTGTTATATCCCAGATTTGAACGTGATCTTTGTCTTCCGCTTTGCGAATACCACGCCCGATTGATTGGATAACACGCACAAAGGATTTGCCCGGTTCAACCAGCACAAGATTGAAAATGCGAGGAATATTAATACCAACAGCAGCAACGCCATAGGTAGCAATAATAATTTTATTAGTACTGGTAGCAATTTCATCGTATTCGTCTTTTCTGTCCCCGGCTTTGGTAGCCCCTGACACAAACGCAACGTCTGGACGATCGCCTTTGAGCAGGCTAAACAGGGTGCTCAGTTCAGCCTGTAGCAGTTTGCCAGTCTCAATACGGTCTACCAAGATAAGTGTATTGCCTGATTCTTTGATTGTTTCAATCATACGGGCCAAATACGCTATACGTTCTGCAGTGGTTACTAAGTATTTAAGCTCGCTTTGATAATCCTTGTACTCAACGTGATCTATCAGTTGTACTATGTTCACATGGCAGTTGGCCAAGTGCCCGGCTTCTTGTAATTCGCTTGCACTTAACTTGCCCACTACCGGGCCCAAACTACACAACAGGCTCACACGTTCATAATCTTCTTTGGGAATAGTTCCTGTTAATCCCCAACGCAAAGGAACCCGGGCAAACACACCTGTGAGCAGGGTTTTCAGGGCATCTGCTTTGGCCATGTGTACTTCGTCTACCATGACCAGCGCAACGTCTTCGATAAAGTCACCAATGGTAACGTCACCTATGCCGGCCTGTGTATTCTTTAGCAAGATATTTAGACTTTGCCAAGTGCAGATAGTATGTGTTTTGCCAAACTCCTTACGGTCGCCGAAGTACACACCCACATCAAGACCCAGGTTTCGATAGTCTGCTTCTGTCTGTGTTACCAAGCTCTTGTTGGGCACGATCACAATTGATCTACCATAGGGCTCTACGCTTTTGCTTAGTGCCGCAGTCATAATGGTCTTGCCTGCACCTGTGGCAATTTCCTGTATGCTTTGTGGATTCTGTAAAAAGTTGTTGATAATTTCAACCTGATAATCACGGAACCTAATAGGTTGACCGGCCTGCGGATGCCCCACGGGCCAAGTTTGATCTGCAAAACTGTCTTCGGTAAACTGTTCAAACGCAAACGTGGTACTGTAGTTTCTTTGGTCGTCGATGTCGATATCGTAGTTCTTGCTTTCCAGGTACGCAATGATATCCGGTAATAGATTGATATATGTACTACCACCCAGTTGAAAGAACGCAACTTTGCCATCCCATCTGCCCAAGCGAACCGACGGTTGATATCTGGCGCCGGGAATTTCGTATTTGAATTTTTTGACCAAAGCTGTGCGATCGCTGAGATCCAATCCTTCGATCTTTACGTTTACTTCATCTCGAATTATCAAGCGAGCTTGCAAATGTCACGTCCTTTTTTTGCTTTATTATACACATCTTTAGTGAAATACACAACCTTATCGGCTGTCTGTATCCAAATTTGTCGATCGCCGCCAAACAACATACCAGCTGAGCTGACCAACAACGGAATCTTTTTGACAGCACGACGTGGTATCTTGTTGGTATGTACTATCTTGACTGTGCTGTCAACTGCACCCGATTCCAGTCGTACTGTTTCGTTTGGAAAGTATTTTAAGAATTCGTTAAGCAATCGATCGCTCATGTCGGGTTCGTAAATGTAAATAGGAAAACGGTTGGTTACCCAGGCATACTGCACTATCTCTGCTATTTGATCTTGTACCGGACTGTCCAGATCAATTTTGAGTTCACGGTTGGCACACAGGCTCCAGAATCTGGTTCCATACGAATCAATAACGGCCTGTTGTATATCTTTATTTACTGTGTAACCCAAGATAGGAGCATGGTCAACCAAGGTCAGTATATTGTCTGGACCAAATCCACCCAATTCATTTTGTATATATTCCGACATGGCATCACTACTGTTGGTGATAGCCAACGGATCTCCGGTCTGTAATTCAATCGCATAAGGTTGCTTTTCCACGGCCAGGATCTTGGTCATAAGTTCCTCAACCGAAGTGTCTATCTTATAGTGGTGCTGACGACTAAAAGCATAGACCCAATTTAAATTGTATTCTGTTAG